TGAGTTTGCGGAACAACTCCTGATCGAAGAAGCTGACGAGCAGCTTTGCGAGACGGCATGAAATCCTGCGTAGTCACGCAAGCCCTTGGAGACAAGTGGGTCGATAAAATACTTCCGCTTACAAGACCAAGGATGGAGGCTTACTGCAGGCGCACCGGGCAGGATTTCATCTCAATCGAGAAGCCGCTGGCAGATCCGGTCCAGTACACCAAGCTGGTCATCGGGAATATTATGGCAACGCGTGGGTATGACCAGGTTACCTTCATCGACTGCGATGTCCTGATCGCGCTGGATTGCCCTGACATCGCCAAGTCGTGCGAGGATGATTTTGATTTCCTTGCGTTTGACGAGGGTATCTACCTTGACCGCAAGAAGGGTCTTGCGGATCTGGCAAAGACCTACGGGTTCCTTCCGGGGTTCCAGCCGTCCTTCTACTATAACACCGGTGTGTTTGTCATGAAGAAGGGTGCCATCGGGGCGTTGTCGCAGCCGCCTCTTGGGCTGTTCCCAAACCACTTTGCCGAGCAAACCTGGCTCAACCTGCAACTTCACCTATGGGCAACGGCAACGGCAAGCCTTGACCCGGCATTCAACTGCATGACAAGTGTTGAGGAACACTTTGGCCTGAACCGGCACAAGGATGCCCACATCATCCACTATGCCGGACAGAGCGCGGATCTGGACAAGCTGGCGGACCAGATTGAGAAGGACGAGAAAAGGCTTCAGGAAGAGATCCGATGATGCCGGTCAAGGTCATCCCTCACGGCGACAAGTGGCGCGTGGTGACGGAGTCCATGGAGAACCCGGTTGGTCCGCGCCTATGGGGTGCCGAGCCGCCCAACGGCTTGCCTCCAGCCGACGATGTGTTTGACGACAAGCAAAACGCCTTGGATGCGGCAAGGTTGTGGAACGCCTATTCGGCATGGGCTGACAGTCATTCCGGCAGGAAAAAGAAATGGTCAAAGCAGAAGCGAACCGCCTGACCCCGGAAGAGAGGATGCAACTCCTCGCCAGCGAGATTGCCATCCGGGCGATCTACGACCTGCGACTGCTCCAGCGCAGGAAGGTTTTGATCGGGGACGAGCTGAACAAATCAAGAGAAAGGCCAAAGCTTACCGACTGCTGCTGCTACCGGGAGGATGAGAACATCCACAACCTTCTTGAAGATTTCAGGGATGGGACGGTTTTATTCTGGTGCAGGATGGGTGGTGCCAACATAGACCAGACCACGCTTAACCGGATGCTGAAAAGAAAAAGATATGATAACTGAGTATTTGAAATTCTTTTCCGAGGTTGCCGCGCACCTTGTGGTGTTCGGGATTCTTATCGGACTTGGGATGGCGGTATTGTTTTTTGCCATAGGTTTTATCATGTGGCTTGTCGACAGGTCCAGGGAAGAGGAAACGTGGAAATAAATCCGATTGATTTGATTTTGTTTGCAATGGCGGTTGCGCTTGGCGCAATGTGGATCGACCAATGATTATAACCCACATCGCAAGGCTGGAGGTTGAGGCGCTCAGGGAGTTCCTTGAGATGGAGAACTGCCAGCCGGGTAGATTGATGGACTCAAACTGCTCGCCGCTTTACTGGGTGATGAACCAGATGCTGTATGACAAATTTCACGGACACGGTTGGGATCTGGATCTTGTGACCGGAAGATTTGTAAGAACACAAAACCAATGATGTTTCAGCTAAATCCTGAGATGTGGGTGATGACACCGAAAGGAGAGGGGCTTGCGTTCCTTGTCACGGACTACGGGATGGACCACAATAAAATCTTTACAGTCATGCTTCAGTCTGGCGATATTCTCGACTTCGACATACGGGATCTTCGCAGGACGGAGAACCCAAGCTTCGGGGTAAAGGCACCGGAGGTGCCGAATCCCCATTACACATAAGGAGGTAACTATGCCACTTGGTAAGGACATCGGTAAAAACATCAGGGAATTGCGTGCGGACAACCGCAGGAAGGGATCGGCTCGCGGAGCTGGCGGGAAGCCGCGCTCGCAGAAGCAGATCCTGGCCATCGCGCTACGTGCAGCGGGAGTTCCGCCGAAGGGTAGTCCTCGCAGGTTCCGTATGCGGAAAGGCTAAATGTCAGAGGACCGGATCAGGTGGCTGGCAGACATTCTGGCGCGGGTGCGGCGGAGTCTGGCCAGCCACCGGGATTCAATAACTCACGCCGAGGCGAACAAGGTCCGCGAGGTAATTGCGGACGTTGACGCGGCGGCAATCATAACAAAGGAGATAAGGAATGAACACACATCAGGAAGCAACCCAGGTACTGGCTGAAAGACTCTCCAGCACGGAGGGAACCGTCAAGACGCTGGAGGCGAGGCTTGTCGCCGCAGTCCAGAGCATCCAGCAGCTCCGCCATGAGATCACGCTTGGCCGGATCGAGCGCACGCGGTCAAATGCAGAGGCCGCGCAAAGAATCGTGGCCGGGATCAGGGACGAGAAGGAACTTTCCGTTCCCGGTGAGCTGAAAATTGCAAAACCCAAGACAGCCAAGGGTCGCAAGAAAAGCGGCGGTGGCAACAGGACAAGGCAGATGGTCCTGAAGCGTTGGGGGCTGTGGCGCATCCAGTACGAGCAGGGCTACACCACCCGCCAGATTGCCAACGCTTGGAAGTGCAACCGCAAGTCGATTGATTATGCCCGCGAGCATAACTGGGGGGCGGAATGAAATATATTTCAGTTTGCTCTGGAATTGAGGCAGCATCCAAGGCTTGGGAGCCGATTGGATGGGAGCCAGTAGCTTTTTCAGAAATCGAACCATTCCCAGCCGCGGTGCTGAAGCATCACTGGCCGGAGGTTCCAAACCTAGGAGACATGACAAAGTATGAACAATGGAATATACCAAGCGGATCAGTTGACCTTCTGGTCGGAGGAACGCCGTGCCAATCCTTCAGCGTCGCAGGACTCAGAAAGGGACTGCATGACCCAAGAGGGGGACTCATGCTTACCTTTCTTGAAATCGCTAAAAGTCTCCGGCCTCGATGGATTGTCTGGGAAAATGTCCCCGGTGTCCTGTCAAGCCACGGAGGAAGGGATTTTGGTTCCTTCCTCGGAGCGTTGGGGGAGTTGGGGTATGGGTGGGCCTACCGGGTCCTGGACGCTCAATGGTTCGGAGTGGCCCAGCGCCGTCGTCGTGTGTTCGTTGTCGGATGTCTTGGAGACGGGGACGCTGCCGCCAAGGTTCTATTTGAGTCCGAAAGCGTGCGCCGGAATCCTGCGCCGAGCCGAGAAAAGGGGAAAGGAATTGCCGCCGATGCTCAAGAAGGCGTTGGAGTCAGCCCAACAATCACCCAATGCAAGGGAAGCAGAGGAGGATGCAGTGACGAAGCCTTGATGGAAATTAAGGCAGTTCACGAGGCAATAGTGGAACGAGAAGTGGTCGGCTGTTTAAGCGACGGGGCGCACATGGGGGGGGGGCTTAACGGGCAGGACGCCTACACCGGAAGAATCATGGCCTGCAAACCTAGCGGAGACACTTATGGCAACTGACTACAAGGGGCCGGGACACAACCGGGATCATAACTTCATTATGGGAGCCATACCAATCCACGACCAAGCCACCCGCAATGCCGGAAAGCGTGGAGACAAGCAGGACGGCAAGGGCAACGGCCTTGGCGTTGGCAAGCCGGGAGATCCTTGCCCGACTCTGACCAAGGGCGACAAGCACGCTGTGCTATATGAAAACCACCCCAATGACAGCCGTGTGACCGGACCGCACGAAGTTGCCCCTGCCTGCGTTTCAAGGTTTGCGGAGGTAGCAATACGAGCGGGGCGAAGGTGATGAACAGAATGGCCGTCCGTAGGCTCACCCCGAAGGAATGCGAAAGACTTCAAGGCTTTCCCGATAACCACACCTTAATCCCTTGGCGCGGCAAACCAGCCGATCAATGCCCGGATGGTCCAAGGTACAAAGCCTTGGGCAACTCGATGGCCGTGCTATGCATGGCTTGGATTGGGGAAAGAATTGACAAGGTGGACAAGGAAAATAGAAAGGCAAGCTAATGAAACTCTGGACCAATCAAACCAATCAAATCCACAAGGTCGATGACTCGATGCTGTTCCCGCGCAACACCTATGTGCTGCCAGACGAACTGACGGGGCCGACCTGGGACGACTCCATACCCTGCCCTCACAAGATCAAGCCGTACTATCCTGGCCGCGCAACTGGAGGAGCCACGGCTGTCTACCGAGCGGGGGCCATTGGTGACGCAATCATCACGACCGCCTTTGTACATTACCTTGTCAACGAGTCGGGCGGCTGCGTGGATGTCTATGCTCCAGCCAGGAACCTACCGCTCTACGCTGGGCTAGGTGCCAAGCTGTTCCCTTTACCGCCCACGCTGGAGGCTTGGGATTCGTACTGCGCTCATTTGCCGACCGATGACCTGTTCAGCGGTCAGGTTGGCAATACCAAGCTGGGTACTGGTCCTGGCAACTGCTACGACCGCATCTACACCTGGATGAATGCAGGCGATGTAGATCCAAAGTATAAACGCCCTCACCTGTACCTGATTGAACCCGACCACAAGGAGCTTATGGATATGGGAAAGTGGCCGATCAAGGGCGACTACTTTGCCTACCATGTCAGTAGTTCCGGGCCGACCCGCACATATCCACCCAAGATGGGGCAAGAGGCGGTATTGTCATTACTGGAAGAGTTTCCAAACCACAAGGCAGTCATCATCGGGCTGGACAACTCCAACAACTTCAAGGTGGATCATCCCAGGGTGATCGACCTGTTCAACGTGACCAAGCAGTTCCGCTCGCTGTTCCCGATCATCAGCGGGGCGGACTTCGTGGTCGCACCAGACAGCAGCGTCAACCATGTGGCTGCCGCTTTCGACACGCCGTGCGTATCATTGTGGGGCAGTTACCACCCCGACGACCGCATGAC